CCCAACAAGAACTTGAGCCATTTGGTTATAAATGTTAATTTTTTTGGCGTTTTGCGTGTTAGAAGCTCCGCTCAAAGGAGAAGCATTAGAATATCCAAATGTCAAATCATAAATATGATTAGCGGAAGAGCTTAAATATGGATAATCATATACGGATTGAAACATTCCATGGGAATAGTTTTTAATATTGTTGTCGCTATATGTGCCTGATGCGATTGTGCCTGTAAGAGGAATTGCCTCGTGCAGTAAAGTACGAGTAGAAACTATGTCGTTTTCTTGGTTTAAGTCTTTGAAAGTTGTAGCCATTTAATTATATCCTCTATTGTTTTTTAACAAATCTTACAGGAATATCTACTTTAAATCCTGTAGTTGCTCCCATCACTGAAATAATTGTATCAATAAATCTACATGTGAGGGTTGCCGCACCTGCGACAGAAAGATTAGGTGTCCCTAATTGCTCAAACAAGAACGTGCTTGTTCTTAAGTCGTTTGAAGCTAAAATTTTAAAATTGAAGAATGTCCCTCTCGGACCTTTAATAGAAGAGTTGGTTGTTTCGGAAGTTCCAATATCTCCAATCATGTTTTGACCATTTCCTTGACCTTTTGAGAAAACATATGTTGCAATGTTATCGTCATCAACAAAAGATTTAGAAACTGAATTTCCTTGAGGGTCTACCAGAGAACCAAAACGATTATCCATAGTGACAATGTATTGTGTTTCAAGTAGCATACTGTCCAATGTTTCGGTAGGAGGAATTTCATTTGTGTTCAATCCTTGATCGGTTCTTACGCTCGCTGCTCCAGCGCCACCGGGATTAAATCCATTCAGGATTCCAACAGGAGATGTTGTGGCTGAACTTGCAACAATCAAGCCAGCATTTGTTTGAGTCCCTACAGTGTTTTGGTCTACAGCGATAATCCAGGTTCCACTACTATTTCTGGCAAATGCTTGCTCTGCTTCATTTGGAATGATGACTGGCAAAAACAGAAGGTCTGTTCTTGGAACAGAAATCAATTTTGATTTCATGGAAGAGTCATCGTTTGTCAATGCCTCTAAAATTGGTGTTTGTAAAATTTCTAAATCTGCGTTTGCAGTGTTTGTATTTTTATTATAGTTTTCGTAGTCAATCTCATCGTCGCCCAATGCAAACTTTACAATTCTAAATGAACCATCACCTTTTGCTAATCTTGCTCGTCCAGAATCAGTTAACACCGCATCTAATATGATATCACCTGAATTATCTAAAAATGCCATATTTTTCTCCTATCTTCATATAAATAGTATTGTTTTTCTTTTAACATAAATTATTAGTCTTGCTGCCATCAATAATGGCTCTTTTGTTTTCAAATCTTACGTTTAAATCTAATTTTTTACCGCTTTTCTTGGATATAACACGTATTTTGAACGTTTTACCCCACAAAGGCTCATCCTCGGTTCCCAACACAATCGGCTTATCTGGCTGGTCCTTAAAATTAAGTGGGGATGTAAAATTACCCTCTTCGTCAAATATACCTGAAGCCTGTTCATTTAAGATCGTTTGCTGGTAAGCCGGTCTAATACGAATATACTTTTTAACCTTCTTTGTTGGTACTTGTAGTGGCGTCTTTTTGTCCTCAAATGAGAAAACTCTTGTAAGTAAAAATGGACTTGCGCCATCATATGAAATCTCTATTTCGTAAACTGGTGATGGGTTTGATACATTACCATGAACATCAACCGAACGAAAAATATAATAATATTTTTTATTTGGTTCTAAAAATTCTACAGTCGATGCAGCAGCAGCTTGTTTGCAAGGGACATCGAAGTCACCGGCATTAATTTGCTTATAGTCCGCGTTAGTAAAATCTTCATAGGCTTGTGGTTTTGTTTCCAATCTAAAAACATCAAATAAAATGCTTGGATCATCTGATGAAAACTCTATTTCTGAATTTTCTGGCAGTTCCATTTTTTCTAAAATGCTATCAAAAATTTCGTTGTCCTGTTCTCTTAAAATTACTGGCACTTCTTTTACGGAACCAACATTGCTTTTGAGTAAAAAGACTGCTCGGTTTTTGTCTCCACGGTAAGGATAGACGGAAACATCCGGGAAAATTGGTGGCTTATCTGAAACAACAATCATTTTCTGATAGTATGGAACAGCGACTAATTTCATTGATGGAGATGGAAATACACAGATTTCTGAAAATAACTTGGTTGGGTTAAGTTCATAATCAGCTATCCCTGTTATGTCGTTTATTTGATATCTGTAGCTTGTTCCAACTATCAATGTATATGCGTACACTCTATAAATGTATCTCTTTCCGTATTTTATTTGAGTGTCAAAGAGTCTCAAAAAGTCTTCATTTCCAGTATTTGGTAAAAAGAAATTCTGAATATTCAAGACTGGATTGTCATTTGCATCAACTTCCCACTTTTCTACTTTATAATAAAGAACTGCGTTTTGTGCTGAACTTCCGCTTAAAACTTCTTCAAATGCACGAGCCTGCTGTTCAGCTATAGCCACAAAATTATCTCTTGCGGCAGTTGTAAGCATTGTGGTCACAACACGTTCATTGAAGCCCTCAATGTATGTGTAATCAAGGCTGTTCCCTTTTCCGGCAACAAAATTTTTGTAGTCTACTTGGCTCATGGAGCTTAAAAAGTCAGGGGCATCATTAAAAAAATCTACAAAATTCATAACGTTGAGTTCTTCTGGTTCTCCTACGCCGTTAAAGAAATTATCTGGTGCGAAAGGAACTCCTGATTTTGCATCAAGATTGAAAGACATAGTTTTCTGCTTTTGGTTATTTTGATTAAAATACGTAATCATGCTCGACCAAAGACCATACTGATTTAAAGCATTTACAATATTTTGAAACGAAGAAGGCATCATGCTTCTATCAAAAGAAACATCAGCATACATCGGCATATCAGATAAGAGATCTTTTGTGTCATTCATATGAGAGCTTAATGCCTCTGGTGGCAATATGACGTTAAATTGATTGGCTGCAAGATCTCCAGTCTCAAAAGCAAAATTGCTTGACGTTAAAATATCATAAATTGAATTTGAATATTCAGTAAAATAATCTACCGACTGAAGACTTACCTTTGTTCCAGTTCCTATGTTCAGGGCTTGTTGTAGCTTTTCGGGATCTAAAAATGTGTTAGCCCTTTCCGAATATAGTGTTATGTGATTAACCGCTTCTGGGTTTGCTTGACCCGTAGATTGTCCTTGATATGTTTCATCAAGAACACTATCAAATGCTATGTAAGATGGCAATAATCTTTCCGTCAACTTAAATGGAGATAGTCCCGTGCTTCCTGAAAATACAAAAGTGTGAGCACTGACATTTTCATAAGCTCGATTATAGTAATTGTATTTAACATTCACTGAAGCTCCCTTGAATTGAGATGAATTTACCTGTGAATATTTCTTGTCCATTGCAAATTCAAAATTTGTGGTAAGATCAAGAAAGGTTTTGCCATTAGTTATGTTGCCCTGAAGTGGGACAATGTTAGTTGTATTTGGGGTATTGGCTTGTGGTCTTATGGAATTAATCCAGTTATTAATCGTTGGTTGAAGATTATAATTTGAAGAAGGATTTTCTGTAAGTGAAAATGCCCCACCCTCTTCTCTTGAGAAAGGCTCGATGGTTATTAACTTTTTTGTAGGATCGCCTTGTGGATCATCAATGATTTGAATAGTTTTATACGCCACTGTAGGAGAATTTTGGACTTGATTCAATACAAGCTCTCCAGAAGAATTGTAGACGTTTCCAAGCCTATACCTTAAAAGATCTACATCTGTTGGTAAATACGAAATCGTATTTCTCCTGTTGGGAGGGTTTGTATTGTTGTACGAGCCAGTAGCTATAATCTTGAATTGTGGTGTAACGCTGGACATTAGTAATTTGATCCCCTTGTAGACCTTCTGGTTGTTTGATTTGCTATTCTTGAATTTCTCAATCTTGATACCAAGGATCTATTTTCAATTCTTTCGCCTTGGGTCACTATTGCTTCATTTCTATTTTCTGATTCATTTAAGATTTCATACGATGTTTGATATTGAGGATTGTTGAAACTCATTGAAAGACCCTTTGTTGGCTCTTCTTGGACTTGAGATGTTTTGATGACATCATCTTTTTCAGTTGTTCCTATAAAAAAGTATTTTTCAAGCATCGGTAAAGATTGCTCCTCATCATATCTGATGTTTAAAGTATCATCGGAATAAGGCATGATTCTGCAATATAATTTTTTATTTTGCCTTTTTGCATCTTGAAAAGTATTGGTGTCCAAAATTTTCCAAATTGGATCACGAGGAGAATTTTGATCTGTACCTGCCACAGCATCGTATCCACTCAAATATTCTACCTGAACAATTGTTTCAAACATGTATTTTGCCCTTACAAAAGTGTCTTGATTAGAAAAAGGATCCTCATTTATAAAGGTCAACATATCTGTCTTCACGCTCGGCACGGGTGATGTCTCCGCTGTGTTTTCGGTATCTTGAGATATTATAAGAGCTTTAATCTGATTTGGTAATTGAGCAATCTTGTTGCTGTCTACACCATCGGTGTTCACTAAAACATCAGGGTTCAAGTTCTGTAGCTTTATTTTATCACTTCTTTCCGCAATATTTTGAGAAAATATTTTCTTAAAGACATTGGAGCCAAGTTTTTCTTTTCTTGCCACTGCTTTTTCTGTAGCAACATTTATTTTTGTTACGCCACCAAAATCATTAGTGTTGGCTTTTTTAACATTTTTATCGTTTTTATAATTCGTTGTTTCATCAGTTTCCTCTTCAATTACGATTGATGCTTCGTGATTTAAAGAAAAATAATTGGTCAATTTTGAGTTTAATCTCTCTTCTTCGACCACATCAGGCTGTCCCATGTTTAAGCTTTTGATAGATGGGTTGATATTCACTTGTTTATCTTTAGTCAAGTTATCAACTATGGCACTTAAACTCTTGTTTTCATTTGACAAAAACTTATTATATTTTTGAGGTTCTTTGTATTTGTCAAAAACAACCGAGGGTGTAAAATAAGAATATGCAGTTCTATCAGTAAACGTTCCAGCTTCAGGAAATTTAGATATCTTTACATTTGCATTTGGAGATGTATAATATTTTGCAGTTTCAGCATTTTTATAATTATCAAAGCTTTCGTAGGAAATGACTCTTACACCAGCTTCATCGTTTCTTAATTCACTGTCGTCAATGTCAAAAAACAAGTTTCCAAAATTTGATTGGAGGGATGCATTAAAATACTCTTGAAAAATAACTCCAGTGGTTACTTTTTGCCTCAATGCAATATAACTATTTCCACTTGATTTGCTCTTAAAAACGTTTGCATTTGTTCCTTTATCTGGTTTTTTGCTAAACGCAACCAAAACATTGTTTTGGATAGTGTTCAATAGATCCTCTAATGTTTTTTGAACTCTCAAATAACCTTTTGGATTACCAGATATAGGACTCAAAATATTTTTCATAGTTAAGGATATTTGTTTTTTATCTTCAATGCTTAAAGCGTTTTTGGAAATAACGTCATAAACTTTCAAAAAGTCCCTAGGTATTTCTTCCCAATAATCTCCTGAAACATCAATAAGTTGTTCGCCATTTATAGATAATTCGTTTATAAATTTAACAGTAAATTTATCAATTAAGCTGTCGTAATATTCAGGAGAAATAGCATGGATGCTTATTATTTTTTCCAGTGTCTCTATGTGCTTTGAGATGGTTGCAGAAGCATCTTCAAAATATTTTCTTCTATCGTCCTTGATAGACATCTCTATTTCATATTGATAAAATCCATTAGAAAACTTACGAACACTGTTGTCGGTGCCAGTAAAAACTAAAGTATTGTTGCTAAAGTTTGTTTTATCATAAAGCCCATTCACTCTCTTGAGCATAGATACTCCGTCGCCGGTCGATTCAGAAATCTTAAAGCGACCGTTTTCCTCGTAAGCTTCTACAATTAATTCTCTGGTTCTATCAACCGAATACCTTTTTGAAAAATCTTTTATATAATTCCCACCAGTCTTTACTTGAATTTGTTCTACATCTCCAATCTTGTCCATCCTGTACTTATTAAATGCAGGCATTCGGGCACTTGGTCGAAATTTTTTTGATGTGGAAGTATCATTTGGTTTTTGACCACTCAAAGGAGAGCCATAAACTCTTTTCCTGAAAATCTTTAAACTATCGATTGAGATGTAATCTAATATATCTACAGAATTATTGCTCGTTAAGATGTCGCCATCAAGCCCCTTCTGTCTTATAAGATTCTTTAAATTAACAGAAAAAATAAAGTTGCAGTTGCCATCAGCATCTCTTGATATATCCATATTAGAAAACAAAGAGTTTTTATTAATTTCTGCCTGAAATAATGAATTCAGCGAGAGTGGTGTTGTGCTTGCAATATTTGTATTTAATTTACTCAAAGAAACAAAATCTTGAACTGTGTTGTTTTCTACATTTATTCTTTTTAAAATTGGTTGGTTGGAAGTGTTGCCATGGATTGAACCTCCCATATAACCATAAAATGGTTCATTATTAATTCTTATATCCCCATTGTGATAATGGACAGGTCCTGTCCAAATATTTTGCACTTGGTCATCAGTAACAAAAACTGAAGCTTGAGAAGGAATTTTGCCACCCAACTTAACGTCTTGACGAGTTATATTTGAGATCTTTAATATATCATATTCATCTTGTTCTGAAGTAATGAAGCTAAAAATAAAATAAGATAAATATTTTTGCTCCTGTGTTAATGGTATGTTGTCAACGTTACCAGGTGTTCTTTGTGAAGATGGAAAGTTTATCACCCGATTAAAACTGTATAATGTTCCGAGTTCTTTTCCATTTTCAGAATATCTTTTTTTCAAGCTTTCAGCATTGTTCTCTCCCATAAGATCATTTAACGTGTAATACTGAAATGAAGTCCCATCAAGTAATTCTGCTCTATCTTTCGATGTGGTGTTTTGAAAAATCGACTTGACTTGTGGAGCTGTTTGCACTTTGGACCAAGCATCAATAGCTGATTGTTTTGTGACTTGTGCAACACATATCTTTATCCTTGGCATAAGGATAGATGAAAAAGGATTATTGTACCAAGAAGAATATTTTCCCGTTGTTGAATCTTTTACAACAATGTTTATGTTGGTTGTTATTAGTGATTGGTCTGCCGAAGGATCTTTTACATAATCATCGACGATGATTCGATCAATATAGACAGTTGGTAATTCTTCACCAATAATTGTTCTTGTATCTAAATTATACGATGTATCAATTTTTAAGCTCATTCGTTACAACCACCCACTGGATCTTCTGCTCCTAAAACATCAAACACTTGCGAAGTATTATATTGACCATTTTCTTTTTTCTCATTACATTCCAAACCAGTTGTCCCAAAGACGCCTTGTGACTTATCGACTGTCAAGCTGCATAATGTATCTTCATCTATCTCTGCATCAGTTTCTATGTTTAAAAAGTATCTTACATAGCTTGGATCCAAAGAAAAGCTACCCTCATCTGAAATATTAGATTCAGTATCAATGTTGCCATTGTTCTGTTCTATTTCTTCGTCCGACAATAAAATATTATTAACAACTCTTTCCAAATCGTCTTTTATGAAATAAAGAGGTGTCATAACTTGTTTTATTTGACCATCTGAACCGCTTTGTTCCTCTACGGAATAAACTTCAATATCAAAATTCTGCTCCCCATAAAAAGTATTATTTTCAGAGAGATCTAAAATAATATCATCACCCTGTTTAAGAATTTTTATGTAACTATTATCTAAAAATGTGTAATCTACATCTTCTAAATTCTGATCTGGGGCAGCTTTTTCTATAACCGATTGATAAACAACTGGATCTAAACTTAATTGTGGGATCCTTTCCGTAACATATGCGCCTGTCAGATAATTTGATGAAGATGAAATTTGACCTCTTAACGCATTTACTTTCCAGCTTGGGGCATTATTTGTATTAAAGTCAGATGTTCCAATAGGATACTTCAAGGAATAAAACTTATCTACAGTCGCTTGTATTGTTGGTCCAGCATATTTTTTTACATTTGTGCCATCTTGAAGAACTAGAATACCGTTCTCAACACCAACTTGGATATTTCCTAAATTGCCATTAGGATCACGGAAATCCTTGATTAAATGATTAGCTTGAGTTTCAACGCCTGCATAGTTTGATTGACACTGTAAACGTGGAGATTCGTTTTTAATTCTGTCTTGTATATCATTTTGGTTTTCAGTTACGCCACCATATAACCCATCATACAAAACTCCATCGTCAAAGAAACTATAATAAACAGGCTTAAATTTTCCTTTAGATAAAAGATGCTTACCATAAGAAGTAATCTCGATATCAATAACCTCTTCTTTTCCGTTTAAAAACCTCATATGATTTTCTCTTTAACTAATTATCCTCTTCATCAATTTGATCGTCACTGGAAACGAAAGTGTTTTCTGTTTCAACTTGAGCAAGTTCAACAAGAGAGAAAAAGTCATATGGCCAGTTATAGCTATATTTTAGCTTGTTATCTTTGCCCAAACTAAATGCAAGATTGAATTGTTCGTCATCAGAATTTGTTGGAGTCACTTCAAAATAATTGTATCCTGCTCGTTTCTTAATCTTGAACACCATCCATCGTGTATCAGGAGGAAGCTGTTTTCCGTGGAAAAATTCATCCTTTCCTGTTGCGTGACTAAAGATATTATTGTCAACAGACGGGTCAGAAAACTCTGGATTTGTTGAGATTTTTGGCATAACACCTTGCCAAATATCAGCCAAGTCTTGTGAGTCAAGATAATGATTGAACTCAAATACATACATCGCAAATGGGTTAACTCTTGTTCTTCCACTGTCGTAGGTCATAAAGTCAATTTCTGGAGGTAATACATAATCTCCGGCAATAGAAAGCATTTTTGTGATTGACTCACTTGGTTTTTTGTTGCCTTCTTCGTCTACAGGAATACTTGATAAGTTACCATTTTTATTTGCTTCATACCATTTTTTGTAGAAGTCAAATGTGCGAGTTTTGATTCTAAAAAAGTTTCTATCCAAAACAGGTGTTGTTTCGGCATATTTTGATCCTCTACCATGAGGGTTTGGAGAATAAGGAATTGCTACGATTGCTTCGCTGATTTTCTTGATATCTGCAATCTCTCCAACTTTTCTTATTTGTGGTGTATCAAAACATTTTTCCACAAGGGAACCTGAACCTTCCGCAAAACCATTTTTAAATGTCTCTTCAATCCCAAATGTTACGCCATTACTAGATGTTAGTAATTGCCCATACCCGCTCCACATACCGCGACCAAACTGTTGAACGCGAGGTTGGTTACTAAAATCAAGGATTGGTGTTTCCATTTTTGGACTAATGATCCACCTGTTTCGACTTTCAGCTGGGTCATCAACAACTTCAATTAAGTTTCCTTTATCGTCAAAACGAGATTGTTTTTCAGTTAGAATACCAAAGGTGTTCAAAGACGAACTTAATTGCATCGCTCCTTCTTCCGCAGGATATGTTTGCCTTATTGTAGAGACTTGTGCATAAGCAATAGCTGCATTATTATCTTGCATGGAGACATCTGGGTAAAGTGAGCCGGTTGTCGTGTAAGTTGTAGAAGATGTATTACTTACAAAAATCGTGTCATAAGAACCGGGCTGTGCATACTTAAATAAAGTAACAGAGCTTCCAGCCGAATCTAAATCTCCTACACGTTCATTTCCATTAGGGTAATTTGTATTAACATTAGCTGAAGATTTTTGATATTTCACAGTACCGTCTTCTTCGATCAAAATTCTAAACCAGTCTCCCGGAGAAAAGGCACCAGATACTAAATTGCTATACACATTGACACCATTTTCAAATATGTTGAGTGTTTCATCGGAACGCATGTGTATCGCATATTCCATGTCAGTGTATGTTGTGGCAGCTGGTGGATTATTATTTAATCCTACCATACGGTTCTTGTTACTACTACCGGCAGCCTTCCATTCCAAAAATTGACCTTCTCCAACTGCACGTGAGTTTGCAGAAGTAGCGCCGAAATTCCACGAGCCACCACCTGATGAACGAGACAAAACAAAGTATTCCGATGCCGCAGAACTTGAGCATACGAAGGAGCCATCATTCGATGAAGTAACCCAGTTTATATAATCAGATCTTTTTTGAATTTTTGTAAACTTTTCTTTCAGCTGTTCATTTCCGTATGTCACGGTTGCTTTTTCAAATAACTTTTTATAATTAAAATTTCCCTTTTCATCATCATCATCGGCAATGTACTTGATAGTCGCTTTTGATTTTCCATAAAAATATGGTGGAGTGTAAGGTGCATAAAGAGGATCTCCTGCATTTTCTGTGAATTGAAAATATCCAAATTCTGGAAGTGTATTGTATAAAACCGCATCTCCAATTCCTGGTAGATTTACTGTACAGCTTGAGGACAAGTCACCAAAACCAGATCCTCCAAGAGTGGGTGGTCCAAAAAATTGACCATTATAAGTTCTAAATTGAGTTATGGAGGTTGGTTGTCCATTATTTGTTTCAAAGAGATAATCCTCTATCATGACCACGTTTGGATCCTTTTCCAGTACAACATCCATATAATAAGCGGTTCCTGAAACTAAAGATATTTCTTCTTGTCTTTTGGAGCTTATCGATTTAAGCTCTTGATTTTCTAAAAAGAATTTTGATGTTTCTGCAAGAAAATTATTAATACCAAGTCTGTAAAGATTGTAATCTCCTGATGATATGGCTTTTGCTCTAGAAAAATCTGTAATTTGAGCAAATGGTCTACGAGCTTCAGAAAATGCTCTTGGAGTATTATTTTCTCCTTGATTAAGATTGGTATATGTAGGATAAAGAAGCTGCAATTTCCCTTCTCCGTCAGAAGAACTAACGGGAAATCCAATATTACTTAATGGGTCCAAAATAGATTCAAAAGGGATTCTATAATTTGATGCTTGCCCTAAAGCGAAACCATACGTCTGGTCTGCGTTTTCTAACCCTTGTGAGTCATTACTTCCGGTGTATGCAGCCCAATCAACTGCAATACCAGACTTTATCGTATTGTACAAAATACCTGGTGCAAAGTATGGCTGTAACATTGATTGTACTGCCAATGCTCCAGAATTTTGAAAGCTTGAGTTAATTGGAGAACCATCATTCCAACCAAGACCTCCAATGTGGGGTCCCAAAGATTGAGAAAACAATGATGCCAACTGTAATGTCCTGTGAGATGGATAAAAACCATTATATGGTAATAATTTTTTAACACCATTGCACGTTAATGTTATTTTACCAAGTTCTAAATCGCTTGAAAACTTTCCAAAATATTGTTGAAAATCAGTATTAGAGTATTCATTAAAAAACTCTTCGTTGAACAAACGACTTCCGTCAGATTGCTCTTCAGTATTTGCACTTGAGGTTACATTTGCGCCATTTAATATTAAGAATTTATCATTGTTTTTTCTGAAATTTAATTCAGAATAATATTTCATGTGATCTGAAATTTTAAATTCTGGAATGATCGTGAAGTTTTTTGCTGCTTTGCTGATGTCTTGTGTATAGTCTTCATATGAATCATACCACGGATTCTTGCCTGAAAGTTCTGCTGTTCTCCATGCTAGCTTGTTTAAAGATGCTGTTTGGTTTTGACCCAAAGTTTTAGAACGATGATAATAGTAAGCGGACGCAGTGGGATAGAAAGTGGTCTTGTTAGCCCAGGTTCCGTCTACGCCGCTACCTGAAGAGATGCCAATATACCCAGCAATTGTTTGCCAATTGGCAGAATTCAATTCTCCCGTATCAGAATACAAATCAACAAAATAACTGGAATCATTTGCATAACCTTCCAAAGTTCCTGTGGGGGCTAGTGCCTGACCTACGAACCTCGCTGCTCCTCCAGAAAGAACATTTGTGTCCCAAAAAGTTAATGGGGTCCTCCCCAAACCATAAATACTGGTGGCGGAGGCGTCTAGGAAGCCTTGTGAGTTTGGAAGAGTAGTGGCGATATCTGGATAATAGCCTGTAAAGTTGGTGCCACTTATATTATATTCAACACCTTCAAAAAATATTCTGCGATTTCTTAAAGAATCGTTGTCTCTCCATATTGAACGTCGCAAAAGTGGTCCACGATCAATTCCATTTGATCCTGTTGAGAATGAAGCAGAACCGTCGGTAACTGTTGCAGTTTCTGCATAGTTGACCCTTGTTCTTGTTTGCGCCAAGCCTGTTCTTGCATCACGCGGATAAATAACTTCGCCATATTTGTTATTAAGAATGGTTTGTCTTGTCTGTTCTGAAGAATAAACATTATCATACATTTCTTTAGATTCTGGCTCAATAAAGCCAATATAGTCAGAAATAGATCCTGTATTTCCAATAGGTTGCGAGAAGTATTGCTTCTTGTTGCTGTACTCGTGTTGAATAGTGGCAGTTTCACCGCTTGGATCAGAAAACTTTGTTTTAAGTGGTTTATTCTTGAAACTTACAGGAGGCTCTGTAAAGTTTTTAAACGTATCTGGTTTCCTCTTCAAAAACTGGGCGACCTGTCCGCTGCCGCTTCCGTTTTGAATCGTGACAACTGAAGGGGCTGGAGATACTGATAAAGTATTGTTTTTATTGTGGTATCTTATTATCGGTGAATCACCGTTTCTTAATTGACTCCACGATGAAACACCATATGGTCCATTTCTGTGAACGAATAAAGAATTTGGAACATCTCCATCTGAAATAGATGCTATGTCTGTATTTTTATAAGTGCTTGTTGAAGAACTTAATATGTTTGAGTCGGGATTTATAGGATCGATTATAAGAGTATTTAAGCCAACGAAATCAACAAAGATATCAGATGCGTTTACTGAACTTTGTGCTATAAACGGAAGTGCAGATTGTGTCACGGATGTCGAGCCGCTTGGAGATGTAAAAGGCGTCACATACCCAAACGTATCACATGCAGACTTGGAAACAGAAGAAGTTATCCAAGCATACTGAAACGCACTTTGCGGAATTGCATGTTGTAGCCACCAGTTGTCATATGTAACAGCACAATCGTTATTTTCTTTTACAACATGGCGAGGGTTTCGATTGGTTTTATGATATGCCGCGTTTGTATTGTAATCCTCTTCTCTCACAGAGCTTCCAGACTTAATACCAAACTGACCAGCATGTTCTGTGTACCACTCATCCAGAGCATTTCTTACAGCTAGGTTTCTGTAATTGATAGTATTGTAGACTGAATATTCTGCACCGAAAACATTTAAACCTCCAGCTGTAGTTTCAGGACCACCAGGAGCAGAAAACCTTTCAACAAAAATAGATTTATTTGTTCCGGTTAAGTCATAGCGTGGCAGCTCATATTCAAAAAGATCTTTTACATACGATGACGAACCATTAGTTGGCGTTGCATATTCTGTTTTTATAGCGTATCTATCGTTTGTTGTTCTCCCAACTGTTTGAAAAATTTCATAATCATGTTGATAGTTTCCAACAGTTTGTGAGCCGGTATTATACTTTATGTTTTGTATATTTACTGGGCGTTTTGCAAGACCATCTCTTAATTGTGTAGCTCTTGCTTGTGTATAAGTTCTTGCAGACAATTCAATAGAATTGCCGGATACTTGAAGGTTCCACCCTTCTGCTCTTAAATCACCATTTGCTTGAGGGGTTGTTACGATTCCTTGATGCCTATACTGCTTTCCACCTACATGCTCTTGAGTGAATGGACCCTGAACTGGGATTCCTCCTTCGCCGTAAGAATCATCATGATAATTGGTAACATCGATACTCGCTGTTAATGATTCTGGAAATGTGGAGTCGGTTGGATTGAAGTTACCTCTTATCTGCGAAACATACCCACTTTCCACTGATGAACTATAAAGTCCAAATGGGGCGGCAGTCGATCCTTTATCGCTTAAATAACCAAGAGGCTCTTTTGAATTTTGAAATTTAAATTCAGTTCTGCCTTTTCCTAAAGTCTTGTTTTTAGTGCTGTTAAATTTCTTTAACTTGACTTGATTTGCTGGCACTGAAAGGGTTGTGTCCGAGCCTAATTCAAGCTGCTCTTTTGTGTAGTCAGTGTGCTTGTTGTTGTTGCTCGTGTTTGAGCCACCATCATAAACAATTGGAGACTCTGAAATGACAGAAGTGATTGAAACAGTTCTTGTTTTCCCTTCAGCCTCCAAAAGCTTTCTGTCATTGAGTGCCTCTCGTACAGGAACTGTAAATTTTGAAGCTGCTTCTGGTCCAATAACTTTTGCGATTTCTTTTAATTTTAATTGAACATACTCTTTATCAATTTTTTCTCTGTTTCTAATATCATCTAAAAGTTGTTGAAGTAAAATATCTTCTATTCGGTCTTGTTCAGATGGCGCGAGTAGTGAAGACCGTTGAGGGGCAGAGTAAGGACTACTGACTTGTGCTGGGCTGGTTGCTTGCGCTTCAAGCTCTGTAGGTCTCTTTTCTTCCGCAGTAGGAAATTTTGACCAATATTTATTTCTTTCAAGGACATGGCTTTCAATAACGTTGTTCATGCCGTCCATAAAGTTAGAAGAAGCAGGAACAAGTTGAACCAGCATTGTCGCAATAGATGAATCAATCCACTTATAGTATTCAACAAATTTTTCAAAATCTAAATCATTTTCAACGTTTGAAAAGTATATTTGTCTTAATTTTTCAAGCTGCTTATATTCTGGACGATAGCGATTAACTGGTTCACCAATCAGGTTGTTAAAATCTTTAATAGTGGAGAAGAAATTCAAAATATCTTTTGAAATAATAGAATACATGCTCTTCTCAAAGGAGAAGTAATATTGTGTTGGTCTGGTTTCTCTCGTAAACAATTCTTCATCAGATTGAGAAATAACAGACACCATATTGGAACTGTTGATAACTTCTGGTAATTTTTGAACAGAAGAATTTACAAATTTTGTTTCCACAACATCTGTTGAGCTTGCTGGAAAAGATATTCCCAAACCAGGATGCTGAATTTGAGTAATGTCATTTAAAAATCCATAACCAGTTATTCCAGCAGAACCAGATGAATAATCTGGAACAACAAACTGTCCACCAGAGTTTGATCCAGTAATTGTTTCAAAGTCCCAATTAAGAGCAAGCGTCTTAATATCTGGTAGATCATCTTGGTTTTGTCCAACTTCCGATCCCGAAATAGAAATAAATTGATTATCTCCGGGGCTTTTAACGCCATAATTAAATGGGTTTTTGGCATGTGATTTTAGTTGTTCATCTTCTAACTTCTTTGCCCAAACCCTACAACTTGAAATTTGTGCATTTGATTTTTGCAAAACCGTGCTTGTAAAATTTGTTCTATGAGCACCAACAAACATAACCTTTCTTGCTTGTAAAAAGTTTATTGCATCTGCGTTAGAAATAGAAGATGTTACATCAAAGCTATTAACTAAAACATCAAGAGAATATTGATATCCTGTGAATCTTACAGTGTAATCTGATGTGCTGCTGCCTGAAACAGAGCCTACAAACGGATCTTCTGGGTATACTCTTAATGAAAAATTCCATTTTGAGTTATCGTAGACATCCTTGAAAACGCTACTTGTTAATTCGGGCATAAACCCGCCAGCAGTCCCTGTTAATACAAAAAACGTCTCATCTCTATCTAAACTTTTTCTTACAGAATAAACTTGAAAGTTTCCATAATCTGGACTTGCCCAACCACCAGATCCAGAATGCGTATGCGATCCAAATATAGATGAAGACAAAAAGCCGACTTCAAAAGATGTTGTTAGGTTCTTTGGAGGATTTGGTTTAAAGTGAGATTCACACTCAAATGTACTACCCACATTAGCTGGCAAGTTATCAAATTTTATATACCCTTGGGCGTCTGTATCAGATGATGATGCAGATAAATAAACCACAGAATCAAATCTATCAGGGTCAAAAAAGTCAACTGTGTTTTTTCTAACAACCGTATATGTCTCGTTCTCTCTTAAAAGGTATTCTGAATTGTTTCCGTAAAGATTAACATTGACTATTTCATCATCAATACCAAAGCACCTTATAAGATTTCTAAAGGACTTCTCTGTTCCTTTAGATTTGTAAATGTAAGAAAGATTATTGTATATGTTTGAATATATTAAGTTTTTTGTTTCGTTTATCTTTTTCTCAAAAAGCTCTCTTTCGTTTCTTGATGCAAGGTATTCAAGGTTTGTTGCATTTGATAAGATCTCGTCATTTCTCATTCCGAACGATCTTAAAACTTCAGACATATATGGAGAAACATTAGAGCCGCTTTGTAAATTTTTATAAGTTCTTTCTTTAATCTCTGACATATTTGAAATTTGCATTTGCAAATTATCAAAATAACTGCCAAGAATTTGTGTTAAATTACGAAGTGGCGATGTTGCATTACCCTGCTCCTCTGAAGTTATCCAACTTGGGAGAGACCAATACAATGCTGAATTATTTTGGGCATCATGTAATTTACCTGCATCTTCATATTTTGTTTTTAGTGCCACAACACTTGGATGTGTTGAGTAAATTATTGGATCTTTTGGCTCAAAGCTTGCTGCATTGGAAAGCACCATCGCTGAACCTGTCTCTCTTGAAGTGGCAGAGTAACCAGTCCAAGCACCATTGGATGATCTACCAGCGTAATCCAACACGACTGCATCTTGAGAATTAATCGAAGAAGAGTTTAAAATACCCTCGTTGAACTTATAGTAAATGCCCAGATCAACATTTTTTGAAAGATCATATTTTTTTGATGAAGATACAGCTAATTCATAATCAGTATTTGCTCCACCATTTACAGAAGTGAACCAATTTTGTTTAATTTGCTTTTCACTTCTCTCGGTTTTCCAAATACGAAAATCATCAAGTGAACCCGACAACTTACCATAGCCATCTTGACCTATTCCAGAGACCTCTGTTTCTCCAGTCAATGCCCCAATATATCCAAAAATGGATCCAGTTATTCTGTTGATTGCAGCACTGGCAACTGTCGTAGTTGAGTTTAATTCACCATTTAAATAAGTTTTAGTGAGTAAGTCAGCTCCTGAATTTTTAAAAGTTACTGCGTAGTGATTCCAGGTATTTCCTGTTATAGGCAAGTTAGAGCCAACTGACACGGCTTCTGAAACACTTCCTGAAGCTATCTCTATTTTAATAACGTTTGGCGAAGTCCTATCAATGTAGGTAGTTAAGCGACCAACTGGTGATGCTTCTGTTTTAGATATGTCAAAAATGACTTGTGCTGTAGATTCATCAGTCTCGCTCCAACCATCTTTTTTGAGCCAAAATTCAACACTAAAACCTTTTGTTCCATCAATATCGATATTGCTTTCTTGTCGTGAACCAGTTGCATAAACATTTGATCCACTAAAATATTGAGAAATTGATTTTGAAAAATCGTATCCATCTGCTTGATTTGGTCCTGCATAGAATTTAATGTATTCATCTTTTGAAGAACCAGAGAAGTTACCAGAAGCAGGGGCAACTACTGTTCCATATTCTTGACCAATATTAACATAACCATTTGTTTTCGGATAAAGATTATCAAAAAAATATTTATCCAGGTATGTTCCGCTTAATTCCCAATCAATCTTTTCTCTTTCGGAACCATCATAAGGATATTCGTTTGTTATATAGTTTATTGAATCAGTGTAATATTTTTCTGCTGAACCATAAAATGCAAAATTTGAAGCTGTCGTAAAATCAATTGATGGAATAAATTTTTTGGCTTGTTTTACTCTTGATTTAACAAAATCCGCAGATTCAATTGTATCGCCAATTCCAGAAATGCTGGTATTGGTTAGGATTTTGTTTGATTTAGAATTATTAAAAAGATCTTTAATATCAGCCATTTCTATTCCACTTATTCTACTCTAAAGTTAAAAGCTTCTTTTTGTTCTTCATAGGCTCCTTGCAGGTAATAAGCAAACTTAATGCTGTACAAATAACCTGGCTCCAATAAGCTCATATCTAAATCAAAATAACTTCCACTTGCATCATAAGATAGTTTTGTATGGTTTGTACTTCCTGTTCCATAATTTATAACATCCTTGTCATCAATAACTCTTACGACCTTATAAAATGCATCATCTACAAAATAATTTTGTATTTCCGTTGACGCTACTGTGTAAATAGTTGGACTCCAATCTTTTAATCTGGTAAATAGCCGAAATCTGGCTGTGTCGGATGTACTATAAGATTCTTTTAAGTTAGTGATAGTTGTGACATATTGTTCAATATCATTATAATCATAAGGATCATGTGTTGCAGTGGAGAAAGAACCTGTATTGTAATATGTTGATCCACTAAACCAACGATCATAAACCGTACTCGCAGTTGTGTTAAGGGCGAACGAAGCAGAATAAATACCAGTTGACACCCAGCCTCCAGTCACAGGATTATTTGGAGTCGCTGTTAATTGTTCTCCTCCAGAAGCGGAAGTGTGTAAAGTTACAAATATAGAGCCATTATCAACGTTAGCAATGTTTGTAAGTTGACCTCTGTGGTAATTGTATATGTAAAGAACATTTAAATTGTTTGCCGCAGTTAGAGCAGAGCTTGATACAACAAAGTTTCCTCTATTATCCTTTCTACTACTATCCCAGCGAGCTTCGATAATTGGTCTTGAAAAGAAATATTCACTATCACGAGCAGAAAACTTTTTAGTAAAATATGATTGATTTCCGCTTTCTTGACTTCCTGTCAGAAAAACACCAACGCCATAATTTCCATATCCTCCACCAGCTGTTCCTTTAATCCACTGCTCAACTAATCCGGTAATATCGACCTCTAAATCTTCCACACCAGTATTAAAATTTTGTGTATAATTGTAAGAGGAATAAGATGATGCAGTTAAAAAGTCGCCACCTTGGTTCGTCCATGGGGTATTGGCTCTTGCGTTTATCCAATTTGAACCTGTTCCATCATATGTAAGGTCAGAATAGTTTTCCATATCCAAACCATTACCTTCCTCCCAGGATTGTGAAACTGGAGAGACAACCAAAGTAAAATTTCTTGGGACTGTTTGATCGTGAGCAACATTAAACATTCTCAAGTAAAAATTTACACTACCGCTTGCAGGGATTTTTCCATTATTTCTATCTTGCAAAATCGTTGTAACGTTTGGGAGTATTGACGATGTAATTGGAAACTCAACCAAGAGCCTTGAGGCTTCTAATGAAGAACTATTCGCCTGTGCATATATAGAAAAAACTTCAAGGCTGTCTGCCAAGCCCATATTGCTTCCAGTTCCCCTGGTTACTAAATCTGCTTCAAAAGCATTTGTGATGGTGTTGTCTTTTTGTGCAAAGTATCTTTTTACTGACATTATCTAATAGTTCCTTTTACATCAACATCTGGAAATTTAATTTCAAATATGACATTATCTGGTGCCTTTATGTGCCTTCCATCATCTGATAAATTATCGCTAATATCAAATACTTGGGAAGAATAATTTAATCCAGTCAAGTTCTTTACGTTTACTCTTGATACATCTGCAATTCCATCTATCTTGTTCAACCTACTAAACACTTCTGTTATTGAAAAAGGTTGACCGATATCAAATTTTGTATTGTAAAGATTTGAAAGCTCTTCAATTGCTTCAGTCAAAACATCATACTTGTTTGCTTCTATCTCCGCTATAGCTGTAAATTCTACCGATAAATTGACAATTTTTGCATCCAAAATATCAATAGTGTCGTTTATCATTCTACTCGTATTTAACCAATTTTTTAAGTTTTCTTTTATAGTATTATTAGAAACTATTAGTCTACCAAAGTTATCTTCGGAAATAGTATAAAGATTCAAGTTTCTCTTAAAGGAGTCTGGATCTCTGTTTATCGATACTCTTTTAACGGCACCAAACTGACTTGGCATTGAGTAACACAGAATTCTATAATCTTCTTCGGTTACTGCTCTATTTTGAGAAGTAAAAGAGCTGTATATTCTGTTTTTAAGTTCATCAATGCTTGGAAAGGAAACATCACCAACAATCGGTTCAGAGTTGTTTACCTCTAATGAATTAATCACAGTTGATACTTGACCACCATTGAGCGATGAACGATTAACAAATTCAAATAAAGGAGAGCCAACACTGGTAATTGAATTTGCCGCAGAGTTAACATTTGATGCTTCATTCGTCCTGTAAGTGACAGTTAAGATTGTGTTGGATGGTGTAACCCCAAGTTTATCAGTTTTTAATAGGTTATATGGGTCAAAATTACTATCACTGTAATAGTCTCTACCGTGTCTTCTCAAAACTGCATTCGTTGGTTCAATTAGTGGCTCAACATCCACATCGGTAATTTCTGTTCCAAAACCAAATTGAAGAAATGTAGAATTACGATCTCTCTCTGTGACAAACCTACGTGGAACTGAAAATGGTCTTAAGTTTGCTTGTGTTACGTTCTTATCTGTTCCCCTGTTCGTAACAGCTCTATAGACCACATCTTGTGACAAGTAATCTACTTCATAATATGGATTGCCTTCAGAGTCAACAACTGAAACTATTTCGCTGATATTTGGAGAAGCAAGCTCTAATCTTAAAAACTTTTGGTAATCTCCAACTGTTATTTCTTCCACTTCAACAATCCCTGAAATAACTTGTCCCGCAGTTTTAATAGCGTATGAAGTTGGAATACCCGTTGTGTTGTTAACTTCAGCAACAACTATTTCATTATCTGGATTTGCAAAATTAACATCTTCAATTAATGAAAACCCATTTCCATTTAGCGATGAAAATGTAGTGCCCTTTTTCAAAACTGGCATATAATCTTCATCTGGTCCAGAACCAACAGGGGCGGCTGGAACAATAATGTATAAATCCACTTCTCCAAAAGATGATGGGCTACCTTGAAATTTATAGCCCAACTGTCTACCAAGTTTAATAACGTTGTTATACTCTATTGCCGTATCTAAAAAGTTTTCATTTACACTATAATCAAGATAAAACGATAATATATCGCCAACGTATGCAACACTGTCAATCATTAAGGAGCCAAAACCAGCTTCACTGTAATCTTTAAATGTGTCTGAATAGTATCTTTTTGCATAATCTATTAGATCTTGCCTAATAGAATTAAAGTCTCTTGAGGTGTATTTTATCGGTGGGTATTTTTTATTGTTCGGCAACTCGTTAATCTCCAAAAATAATTAGTTATTAGGTAATGTTAATTCAATTTCGTCCGTCACTTCCAAAGGTTTGATATTGTAAGAAAAATTAACTTTCAAAAAATTTGTTGGCAATGATGGATCGTTGTTGTTTGAAAGAAACACAATATCTATAATCTGAATATAAGGAAGGTAAAGAGATACTTGAGAACTTATTCTTGAACTTATTTCAGAGTAAAGGGTCGGTGTGTCGTTTTCAAACAGAAACCCACTTAAACCAACCCCAAAATTTAAATCCATTATTCTTTCACCTGGATTTGTCAATAATAAATTTTTTACATTCTGTTTTACTAATTCCCTATACGAATCAATTAACAAATAATCGTTAGAAAATCCGCGAGTGAGAGGAAGTTTTGGTGTTAATCCGCTTGCCATGATACATCTCCAACGAAATAATTATCATGAAATAAAATTTTTAGCTTATGAGCCGAATGGAGGAGTACCTGAACCTCCACTTCCGCCTCTGCCAGATATTCCAGACAATCCGCCTCCTGATGAAGTTCCACCAGAGCTTCCGCCAGAGCCACCAGAAGATCCTGTAGGAACATTTCTTATATTCAGGCTGTCGAATCCTGCCGCTAAACCTCCTGTTGAACCGGGAGGGGGAGCATTTGGATCTGTTGTAGCACTGCTTAAGACTTCTCTGATTTCTTCATCTGCTCTCGTCACCACTTCTGTATATCTTCTGCCCCATGGGACATATCTTCCAAGACGTGCCAGGTCAGTTCCGGTGATTTCTGTTATTATTCCAGAGTCTGTGATACTGTTTAGGGAAGCATAATATTGGTTTAGCCTTTCTTTGTTATTACCTGGAGAAGGCAAACCAAGGTCTGCTCTACATTCAGCATCTCCTGGCTGATATGGGGTTGGAGATTCTGGTGGTCCTTCTCTCAAGAATTTATCTAACCAATCAGCCGGAGGAATAGAATTTAACCAATTTGGATTTGGTTTATTATCCAATACCCAATATGCTGGTGCAAATGGGGTGATTGGAATACCAACACCGAACAGGGACAATATAAACAATGGCAAACCAATCTCCCAAACTTGCGGTTCAGGAATTAAACTATCATCTATTTGGTCAAACAAAGAAGCATCTGGTCTCGGTATCGTTGGGCTTGCGGATTGTCTACAAGAACCTGGTGCTAAAAGATCATCGCATCCACCTGGTATAATACCCAGTTCACTTGCCACATCTCCAAGCGCAGAAATATTATCAGATACTGCATAAGCTGTATCAGAAGCTGCTTGAGCGGCTTGATTTATTAACATTTGTGCCATTGCAATTTGTTTATTGGTTACATGAATAAGATCAACAATTCTTCTTGAAACAAGGACATTAAGATCTGCCACTTCTATAAATCCTTTAAATATAAGAAGAGGAGAGCGAATAAGTATTGCTGCAAGTTGACCCACCAAGCCCTTGATATCAAATCCGTTTCTAAAACTGTCATCAAAATCTCTATTGGATAATGCACAAGCAGAAGATCTATAATCTTGAGCATCTAATAATGCAAACAACAATTGTCTTAATTGCTCTTTTGTAGCATCAAATATTGTATCGATATTTTTGAGACTTGACATATATGTATTTGAATAAATGTTGTTGATACTTAACATTTTGTCAATAGGGAACATGTATTTAAACATTAAAGCATAATCATCCGTCTGAATCATTTGTTTTGTAAGGTTTCTTAAGCCAGAATTTCCCTTATAAACTGCCCTCATGAAACTCACCCTTTCTGGTGATTCTGGAATTAAAAATCCGTTACTATCTAATTTTGGAGCAGAAACATCACTGTATAAAGAAATAGCATCTGTGATACTAATATCTAAATCAAATGGTGTTTCAACAGATGTAACTGGAACAATATTTACTGTTCTTGTAGCAGAGCCAGATGTTTCTCTCACAAAATATGCTTTTGATTTTTGAGAAATTGTTGGACTCCCAGCAATTGAAAAATTACTATTAAGAAAATCAGTAAATATACTTGATGGTAAAGCTCCATTATCTTGTACCCCTTGTACATCTATTTTTTGACTATCAACAGGGAAGACGTATGACAAACGAAGACCTAAATTAACTTCCTTAAAATAGTCACCCAAAGTAACACTTTCATTTGTGAAAGTTTTTATTGAGTTTGGTGAGTTAGGAAGTCCTCGACCGCAAGCATTGTTAACAAGATCTGGATCTATCCTGACTTCTTTTTCTAATTTATCAACGCCGGTTATTGTATAGAGAAAATCTTGAAATTTATCAATGTTTGAAATACCCTCAAGATAGACATCTCCATTTGCTGCTCGATTGACTATATCAATATTATTTGTCAAGCTTTGTTTTCCAGCTTCAGATAATCCTAAAGTATCTGCATCAGCCTGATTATATCTAACTGATCTGACATATGGCTCTAATAAGAATCCTCCATTTGTAAAGTTGCAGGTTAGTGGTTCTTCCATTGGTCGGCGAGCAGGTGGCAGTTTGTTAATTTTTTCTGATAATTTGCTTCTTATTTCCCCTCTGCCCTTTTCAAGGTTTCTAAAGTTAACATAGGCATCGTTCCATGAAGCAATCCACTTATCATATTTTAATTGAAGGTCGATTCCCTCTCTTGTAAAATTATCGTTTCTGTCTCGGAATCTGCTGTCTTGCTCTACTTGAGATCTTTCCCAAACAAGCACCTTTAAGATGGAGAGCGGATCTAAATCCATCAAAGAAAGGTATGGAGATTGACCTATTTGAGGAACCCCTAAATCTACATACCCAACGCCTTGATAAAAAAGTCTCGCGTGTAAACCTCCTCTGGTTCCGTCTGGGTTTAGAACAGTGTTATTTGATGATGGCATAGCAAAAATAGCTGTTGATTCTTCTTTAACCAAAAGGTTGCTATTAGAAGAATAATTTGAATTATTATTTGTGCTTCCTGCAAGATCTAATTGATTATATTTTATATGAGGTTGAAAAACTCTTTCTGGTCCTCTATAGACCCAAGGATCTCCTGAAATTCTGAATCCTAAAGCTCTTGTGCTTGATGCATAGTCTCTGTCGCTTTCTGTGTAATATCTCCAAATAAATTTAAATTCATTTCCAAAAAAGTCATAAACATAACGAGGTGCAAAATTTTCAACTAAAACTGGTAAAAACCTTGTTCCATTGCCATTGCTAAAATAACTTTGTCCAATTTGTATGTATCTTTGATCGTTAGAAATTCTAAAAACTGGTTCAGTGCGATTAAAGGCTGGGGCTGTATTATTATAATCATCTCCAGCATATCCCCAATCGTCATTGCCGTTTTGCCAATCTTGAATCCTATCGCAAGTTTCATTATCCAACATAACTGTTCTTACTGCACCTGGAGTTGTTAAAATTCTTATGTTTTCATCTCCCCTTGGAGTTCCTGCTTGGTTAATATGGGGGGCATAAACATCATTAACGACTTGATAACGTGAGCTGTCATAGAAAAATGCACTTCCATTAAACACAAGAGAAGTTGCCTGACCATTAGTTGCAAATTCAAAGTTACTTTGATAATTTGAACCTTGACTATAAGCTCGATATCCATAATCAAACTTTGAATTTCCAAGCAAGAAGCCGAAAGCGTTTTCTATTACAGCACTTCTACGTAAAGACAAATCACGTGTACTGGCATCTGGAAACTGAATTGGTGGCGGAACATTTAAAGAGTTCGGCTGGAATGATTTATTTAAATAATACCCCGGATAAAACAGTTCGCCATTTAATGTCCTATGAGAGCCAATATCTCCTACATCTCCTTCAGTAAACACAGCAGGGTTTGCTGCAACTGCCATTAATTGAATTGAAGTTTTCATAGCTTCTTTTTCTTCACTTGAGATTCCGTACTGGTACGTTAAAACAGTATCCAAGATATCAAAATTATCTAAAAGAAAGTCGTAGTTTAGTGGATTCGGTTCAGAACTGTTAAAGTCCATAAGACCTGAACTTATCAATAGCCAATTCTCTCTGCTGATACTTCCATACGTTGGATAGCTTGTGCCGGTACGAGATGCACCCAGGGTTTCATTTCCTATGGTATATGATAATTCACTATTCTGTAATTTTAATGAATTAGCATATGACGCAATATCCGGCGATAATGACCAAGTATTCTTTTTGTATGCAGCTGAATCATAAGAATTACTATCGCCATTTGCTGATACTTGACCGTTTGTTGGACCGGTTGGTTGAACATTAAAATATTTTCTAAACAAATATCCCAAAGGCGAGATATATGCTTGAAGTCCCGCCTCTTTTATTTTTCGACTTGAGAGTTCACCGTTGATAACGGCGTTTAGCATGTTTGGATCAAGATACTCTAAATCTTCTGATAAAGACTTACAAGGCTTATCTAATCTCGCCTCCCCTGCTTCTTTTTGAATATCAGCAAACCTTATCCAGTTTTCAAGCAAAATTGCATCAACAGAGGTATCACCAGAAGAATCAACAACACGCGACATCCTATTAGACACTGCCCATATTTGCTGTCTAACTAAAAATTTTAATGCAATATCATACTCTTGCGGACTGTAATCTCCATATTTCTCTTTGATCTCTTGCACTTCAAATAAAGAAACATTTCTTTCGTAAAGGTCAATGATTTCTTTTTCAAACTCTGTAATAAACCCTTCTTGTTCGATTTTGTACGTTATAAACCGGGAGACATAAAGCACCATTAAATTATCAACATCTTCTGGTTTTTTGTACTTAAACCAATAGAAGATGTGAAGACACTTCAAGAACATTTCTGTGATATATGTTCTTAAAAGAAGCAAAATTACGCCACCTAAATTGGATTTCTGGAAGGGACTATTTGAAGATGAACCAATCCCTGATACATTTGGAAATGAAGCTTCCAAACATTCAATTGCTTGATATTCTTCCCTTATTCTATTCTTTAGAGCATCAATGTCCAATAAGTGTGGAGGACATTCCTGATCTGCTAATTTAGCAGGAGCCAAATCAAGATCTTGCAGGCTCTCTAAATTAAAATACGGATTGCTTTCCGAACCAATCTGATTTGTGAAGCTGCAAAATATATCTTTCCATATTTCGTTATAAGCATGTTTTGTATAGAGTTCATTTTTAATAACCTCTTCTGTTCCTAAAACACCGACTGTTGCACCAGGGGTTGTAAATCCAAGATTAAATGGTAGTCCTGACAGGTAATCTTCTTTATTCGTAACTTTCTCTAAAGCAGAGAATATGGTTGGACCATTCCTCAAAGAATCTTCAATTAAGTTTGCAAACATCCTGTCTTGAGGTGTTCTATTATCCGCACTTTGTATGTCAGCGGAGGTATCAAGAGGCAAAAGGCTTCTTTCTTCATAACTTTTAACTGCTTTTTCGTTTATGTCAAAACTTTCCGCTTGAGCTGTTAAAAGGACAGGTGGGATGCCTCCTGCTGTCTCCTCAATGTTTGTAGGATTATCAACAGTTATGGTGAATATATATTCTTCTTTACCTTCGGTCCATTTGTAAGGGACAACATAATTTAAGTTTAGACCCATCTCATCGACTTTCTTTAAAAGGTCATATATTGATGATTCCGATCCTAAACCTGCTTGAGAGCTGTCACCTGTTGGGGAAGAGTATTCTGAAGCGACAGATCCTGCGAGAACGCTGATGTCAACTCCAAGATTTGAGAAGACATTATTTGGCACTTCAAATTTGAAATTTTGAAAATTCTGCTCTTGGGAAATTTGAATTTTTCTTGCCGGTTGTCCTGGTCGATCTCCAAAACAAAACGTTCTATAGACTTCTTGAAAACCGGGTGCAAAGGCTTCTGGTCCTTTCTTTTTTCTTAAGATTGGAACTGGAGAGAATCCAAAAGTTTTTGTGTAGAAGCCACCAGGATCGTTTCTTCCTCCAATGGCTGTGCGATCTGCGTTTTGGTAAAATCTATTGTTTGTGTTTGCCAGCTCATACAACCTTTCAGACTCGGGATATGGTTGAGTCATGCCTATAGAACGCTTATCAACATCATCATCATCGTTTGCATCTATAGAAACACCATATTCTTGACTAATTCCGACATCATCACCCAACCAGTGAACAGATGTAAAACTATCCTTAAGAGTTGTACCTCCTTGGTATGTCAAGTTGTTCATTCTGTTTCCGTCTGCATTAACCGCACCGGGAGGTAGTGCTCCGAATGCGACAGTTCCATTTCCAACCAAATCAAGAAAATCAGGGTTGAAAAGAATTTTTTTCTTTCCATTAATTGTTCTCTCAATGGTACGAGGAACTACCTCGTCTACTGTAGTTGATTGTGCAGTTGCAGGAACATAATTACTTACATCTTTATTGAATTGAGATGCGACAGGATCATACAAAGCGTTTAATTTTGTATCTAAAACAAAATCAATATATGGATTTCTATTCGGAACTATTCCAGGGACAATGTTTCCGTTTTCATCTATGGAACATTCAAATGGAGGAAGAGAATCATCTAAAACATTATCTTTTTGAAGAAGGTTATTTAGATCTTCCAATCTTTTTTTAGCTCTTTGGCGAGATGAATCAATTTGCTCTTTGATGAGTTCTGGACTCATATCTTTGTTTTGTAAAAGCTGTTGTCTTAATGTTGTGTCATCTGGATCACACAAACACTTATATTCTTCTGGAAGATTGTCTGTGACTTTTGTCACTTCCTCAAGGACATTTGAGTAACCAGCGATCTTACCTAAATCTTCAAATAGTTCTAAAATATCATCGTCTGTTTGATATTGTGATTGGATTGCGGGATAGTTTCCTGCCAAGTTTCTAATAGTGTTAACTGCATCTCGATTAACTCCGCAGCCAAGCATCATATTACCCATTTCACCTGGAGTTAATACAGCGGAAGAGGCAGCAAGAAAATCAGTCATTTGTTGCTTTGTCTCTTCTGCTTTCCTTATCATATTTTGTTGCTCTGCCGGACTTTGGTTTGGATCTATTTGCCCAGGAGTGAGAATACGATTTTGTGCAAATCTTTCTGTTTGTGCTGCGAGTTTTTGTTGCTCTTCACTGATCGAAGTTCTTACACCACCGGGTAAGGCGATAGAAGCATTTTGGATGTTACCAATAGTAGTTGAAAGAAACGACTCTAATCCTGTTCCGAGGACGGCATTAGCACTCAATCCACCAAAGTTAAAATTATCAAATCTTGCTTTACCTTGACCTTCCAGAGCACACTCTTTGCAGAAATCAAGAAGCATTTTTATCAATTCTATTACAAGATCAAAAAGAACGCTAACCAAAGCAGAAACAACGGCTCTTGAAATAGCAAGACCCCACTGCTTAAGATAATCAACAACAGGAAAGTCATCTCTCAAATAAATTGTTGGGATATCAAAAACACCTAATTTTATTTCAGATGCAAGATTTGCAGCTTCATCCAAAAATTGCTGTGCTGGACCTAAAAAGTCCTGCCCTCTAAAACCCAAACATTCAAGTGCAGATTCGATAATTCCCTTAATTGGAACCTTATTTAAGACCTGATCATATAGATCGTCTAAATCTCTCGTTACATTTGCAAGACCTCTTAAGTTTCCAATTATTTGGTCGCCGACAAAATCTGATGCAGATTCTAATATTTCAGCAGCCTCCTCACGGGTTTGGAATAATGAAACGGCAACTTCTGCTTTTTCGGCTCCTGTTTTTGAGGTAGTTTCATTTGCTTTATTTTGAGCATCAGCAAGAGCTTCAGATTTAGGTGGACTAAACATCTTAAGAGAGCTAAAGTCCACTTTAGGAGGATTTAAAACATAACTTTCAACAAATTCTTGAATGCCTAATTTAGATTTGCTTACCCAAACTTTATTAAGTTCATCTATATTATACAAAAAATAATTCGTTCTTGGATCTGCAAATCCCGCAGAAGATCTAAATGTAGAAAATCCTTTATCAAATGGCTTTAAGCACTTGCCCTCTTTGGATATAACGTACTGCATCTTATAAGCAGAATCCATACCAAGTATAAAATCAAGATTGGTCATACTGGTGACATCGTTTTCTTCTGCCAACACCTTAAGTGCCGGATATATTTTATCTAATTTTTGTGCTTGTGCAGCAAAATTGACTCTTGGGATTCTTCCATAAAGCTTTCTTGTTTCTGCATCATAGAAATTTAAAAGATTTTTTAAGTTGTTTATCTTCGGCTTTAACTGACGCTCATTAATCTCTTTATTAAAAGCTGCCTTTTGAAGACCAGCTGTCCCTTCTGCTGATGAAGGTAGCGGGTCAATTTGATCAGTGGGAACCGATAATAAAACTTTAAGTCTTGAATTGGGTCTTTCGTTTATATCCCATTCTTCAGCGATTACATCTATTGATTCTTTGTTTTCAGCAAACTTATCATAATATTTTAATATTCTATCAAGAGCAACTTGTTTTTGCTCTGACATTCTTGTGGATAAGTCTTTGCGAGTTTTGCCAGCAGATTTATATTTTGTAACAACAGTAACTGCATATCTATCTTTTAGTTGAAGCTCTTCAGCATTAACTGTTTTAGCTTCAGATTGAAGATAGAATGGCTCACTCTTGTTGTCGTTTGTGGTCCAATCTTTTGTTATTAATGATGGTGCTTTTTTAGGATCTATTTCACTTGCCATAATTTAATTGGTGTTATTAAATCTACTGTTTATATAACTATCTCCTGCTTTACTTAAATGGTTTTTCTCCATATTTTCTAAATTTTTAGTTATGTTTTTTACTGACTCAAAAACGTTAGTCATATCCTTTATTTGATTGTTAAAGCCTGCTTGCATTGCTGGTAAACTTGTGAGAACCTGTTGACCTTGGAAAGGAGAGACATGTGTGTGGGATTGTATAGCAGCGTTAAATATTGATTGATTATTTCTGAAAGCTTCTACAGCCCCTTTTAATTCTTGTATCATTTTAAGAATCTTTCTTAAACACTCTACCAAATTATCTCCCCTTACAAGAGGTTGAACCCCAGATGCATCATTACCTGCAATTAAATCAATTCCACCAAAGCCAAAAATTTTTCCTCCTTGAGAATTTTTACTATCTGTTCCGGTCACAAGCTTTATTCCTTGTCTTGCGACAATTCTTATGTCGTCGGCTTTAAGTGCAATAGCAGATCTTGGCTGCCTTTTTACACCTTCTAAACCTGGGCTTCCTTGACTACCAGGAGCTAAAACAAAATTTTCATCAACGTCTGTCTTTTGAGATATATAAATTCTCGCTGCATCAAGAGCAAAATCAGGTTCATAAAACATTGGGAGTTGATCATCTGCTGTTTTATCACTCATTTCCCTATGAAGTTTCCATCCCTGGACACCTACAACTATATCAATCATGTCGGACTGCGTATCTCCACGACCGCCGTATCCAGAGCTTATTGCGCGGGGTCTGTCTCTACCAAACACAATAGATGAATTTTGATATTTTTCTCGATTGTGGATTTCTTTTTCGCATTCTCCTAAATTTCTTTCTATAAGAGCTTGTTTCGCAATACCACAATTAACGCCACTGATGATAGCCTTTTGCTCTTTAGATAAAGCATCTTCAGCTACTCTGTTCTGTTCATTTAATCCTTTATTATCTTTAGCTTTTTTAAAACTCATATAAGCCCCTTATTGATACACAGGTCGTCGTTTTTTAGCTTCTTCTGGACCGAAATAAACCCAATGCCAAGGTTCAGATGCGACTGTTCTAACAAAACCATATTCAGCAGCATTTTTAGCTAACCATTTATAAACATTAGTCACTCCAGGGTAACGCAGACGCGAGACATTTTGAATCTTTTTTGGCTGTTTGACTCCGCCTGTTTGTATATCCACAGCAATACCAGACTGATGATAGCTATTTCCCGGTTTTGCAGCAGGATTAAATCCTGGTTTTTTTTGACTCCACCCCTTCCAAAGTTTTTCTTGCTTTTTGTAAGTACGAAAAGCACTGTTGGCTTTTAAATCCACACCTTGGGTTTTTGCAGCTGTTCTCATTCTCTCATAAGCTTCTGCTGCGTCTGTTCTCATTATTTTTTCTTTATCGTTTTTTATATTGGGCGTTGTAATTTTTGAAGTTTCAATTTTGCCCAAAAGTTTTCCTCTTGGATCGTATGCACACGAATCGCCCTTTGGATCTTGTTCACATTCTGACTTCTCTGGGATATTTGATGGAACTGCTTTGGCTCTTTTAGTTCTGCCTGCTTCTTCTGTTTTCTTTTTTGCAGATGTTTTTGCGGGTGGAGTGCCACCTTCCGCAGCAATATTTCTAAATTGACCGACTTTATTTAAGTACCCTTTAGAATGAGGGTGAATAACAGTTACCCAATCACCTGGTTTTGGTATTACTTGAAGTGATGTAGAGTCTGGTTCATATAAATAAAGCTGATCTATTAAGGCTCGCGCTTCTGCGTCTGGATTTATAATATTTTCTGGAACTGCAAAAGCCTCATCAATACCTGGCACATAAACTCTAAAATATGTTGTTGTATCTTTTGGATTGTTGGAAACTTGATTAATTTTGTCCGTTTTGCTATCAGGTTGTGGTGGTACATCTCTATCAACAGACATACACATTCCCACAACTTCTTCATTTATAATATTGTTTTGCGGCTTATAACTGTCTAAAGCCATGCGGTAAAGCCTGTCAAGAAACTGATCTTGAGTTTCAAGCTTTTCTTCAGGGAATTGAGAAGTAGTAGAAGACTGTATTTTGTAGTCTCCCTCACGTTTAATCCTTGCAACCCTTTCCGCTTTTTCTTTATCCGTAGCCATGACTATTCTTTATTTAGTTGGTCAAAAATTTCTGCGCGTTCCTGCTCTGACAAAGAAGTGTCCCCAACCTCGTTTTTCTGCTTTAAAGAGGCAATCTTCACCAATTGCTCATTTGAGCGTTGTAATGTTTCCATGTATTTTGCAGCGGTTATTCCAACCTCTTTATGACGTTCGTCAGCACCAGACAAATATTTGATTAGATCCTGGAGGAGTTCTTTTGTTTGCTCTCGATCTTCTCTAATATTGTTTATTGCTTCAGATGTTAATTCTGTAAAGTCTTGCTTTTTCATTCGTTCCACTTCTTTTTATAAGAAGAATACTCGCCCCTAAACCTTTTCAGGTTGTTTAAAATCTGTTTTGTATTCAGGTTTGTCATTTCCCTTATATAAAGATAAATAGCTTTTTTATTAAAAATTTCGATGTCTTCGGCGTCCCTAAACAGTATCTTTATTGCCTCAAGGATCTTTTTTTCGTTTTCTTTTAATGTAAACTTGTTTTCCCAATTATGAACTTCGGATAGAAAACCAGACATAAATTCGTCTTTGTTTCTCTCTTCTTCGTAATCATTAAAGGTAGCAAGGTATTCTATCTCTACTTTCTTTGATATTTCGTCATATTTTGCTTCCCTTTTCATTTGGATAGCGTTCTTCTTGACGCGAGCAATAAACCAGTTTTTTGTAACAACACTGAAATAAGAGAAGGCTTTAGAGCCTTTGCTCTCATCAAAGTTGGAAAGTATTGTTATAAGGTGAATCTCGCACTCTTCTTTTAGGGCATCAATATTTGGTAAGCTACCAAACTTGTAAGTAAAAACTATTTTGTTGATCATCTCAACAAATACAGGTCTAATCGTGTTTTGATAGAGATCATTTTTTCTCTTGTTATTGTTGCAAGAGATGTATTCAAGTATTGCATCTTCATGCACTTGAGTAAAGTACTGATTACTCTTCTTTTTCCGCTTCTTCTTTGTCATATTCTTCATCAACCTTGTTAAGAACTTCTATTAAATCTGGTTGAGTAAAAGAATATATGTTTTCGTATCTACCGAGAAAGTTATAAAAATCCTTTGTATGGTCTAATAGGGATTGTAGGGTTTCGTCACCATAAAAAGTTGGCAACTCATATACGGTATTGAGATGACTTGCGTATGTTTGCAATCTAGTGAAGAGTTCTGCCGACTCTTCAGAGGAAACAATTATTGGGATTATTTTTGTGCGAACGTAATAATATAATACCGCAGAAATTCCAATAAACAATAAAGCAATTAAGCTTAAAATAATATGTAATAAATCAATGTTCATGCTTTCTGTTTTTTAAACTTTGTTTTGCTTCTTCGATATCCTTTTTCGATTCCTCTATTGTTTCTTTGACTAATGTTCCAACTGCACTTTCTTTTTCAACTTTTTTTGAGTAGTTGAATGAAGCTGGAATTTTATTTAAGCATTTGTCACTTCCACAACTATTGCAAACATCATGTATCTCATTTAATCTATGAGATATTATATATGATATTTTACATTTGTTGCAGTAATAAGTGTATTTAGGCATCTTCGTTTGTGTTTTTTGCAGTGGTTCGCTTTTTTGTTGTCTTCTTTTTTGTAGTTCGCTTTTTTCTCTTCTTTGGGGTCACAACTTCTTTATTGTTTTCCTCTTGTAAGGAAATGGTAGGAGGATTATTTACAATCAATCCATCAACAGAATTTAAAATTTCAAAATCTTTTAAAATATGTGTAATGTCTGTTTGTTCAAGAATTCCTTTTTGTAGAGCCAACATAATAGCTCCCACTGCCTGATTTGATAATTTATATTTAGAACTAATTTCCATATCTTATTCTCCCTTATTTAAAGCTGACAGAGTTTCTTCCCAGCTTGTAAAGCTGATAGCTTTATCATCAATATAAAACTTTGCTCTTGGCTTTTCAGCAGTTACTTTATTAACATACTGTTTCAAGTTATGTTTTTCTAGCCATTCCCAAACCAATTGCGTACCTGATTTTCCATTAACCAAACCACGATCTGGTTTTGCTTTGCAGGTATATACCACGATATTAAATTTAGAAGAAAGCTCTTTTAAAGCATCATGGACACCTTCTACAGGATCATCATAAATTGTCCCGTCATGATATCCCTTTGAGCACTTATGAATAACGCCATCAAAATCTACGCCAATGTTAATTTCTTCGTCAGGATAAGAATGTTCTCTAATTCCTTTATTCCAATTTAGTTTTTCAAGATCTCCTGGTGTGTTCTTTCCAATGGGCGGACATTCTTTTCCAGAGCCATGTGTTAGTTGATATTGCAAAAGCAAACTTAAACATTCTGCTGTATGGTAATATTCTACACCAAGAACAACTTGTGACAAATTTTTAATTTCTTCGACAATCGGAACCGCAGTCACTAAAGATACTTGCATACCATTATCAGACGCCCACTGGAGAGCCTTATTGACATCTTTTGATCTTCCAGATGAAGAAATACCATAAACTAATGATTTTGACATTTGTTCTTTTGTTCTTGTGGATGTTCTTTGTTTTAGCCAAGCCACCATCCATTGATCAAAATCAGTATCATTGATAAGAGATGTTGCAACAACACAACTACCAGGACACATGGCGTTTTTAGTTCCATTTGAAAGGCGCGTCATATCTACAGCAGTATGATCAGCAACACCCATATTACCACCATGACCAAGCACATAAATATCATCACACATATTGTATTTTTCTTGAAGCTGTCTCCACTCTTCAGATTCAACAATTTCAAAAAATTTATTAGATAAGTTTTCTATATCAAGCATTTAATATTTCTCCAGTTTTTTAAGACTATCAATTAGCATTGTTGTATCCATACCAAGGGCTAATAAGCCAAAATTTTTATATTTATTTATTTGTCCATCAATTTCACTTGGTATATGGATACCTAATTTTTCTTCACCTATAATATCATGTATATTCTTGATTTTCAACATAAATTTTTCATCATCAAACTGATGTGGTATTTTCATGCTCATTGATAAATCGTAAGGTCCAATAAGATAATAATCAAAATTAAATTTTGCTATATCTTTTAAATTAGAAACCCCCTTCTCACTTTCTATTTGAGCGACCAGTAGAGGCTTTTTTCCTATTAAATTAGGGTTTTTTCCCCAAGAATTTGCCCTTACCAAGCCTAACCCTCGTGTTCCACCTTGAGTAGGAAAATTACAATAATTATGAATATTTTCGCTTTGCTCTACAGACTCAACTGTTGAAAAAATTAAACCATCAACACCTGCGTCTAAACAATATCTAATCATTGTTTTATTAACTTCGGTAAGTCTCACAAAGCACTTCTTATTTTTTAATGTAATTGTTTGAATACACATGTAAAGGGACTCGTTATTAAAGCACCCGTGCTCTGTATCTAGAACTATTCCGTCAAATTCTGAAGTGCAAAAGATTTCAGATATAGTATAGTGAGGTATTTGCTGCCACGCTAATTTCATTTTTTATATTCCTGTATATAATCACAACACACCCCAGCACAATTTTCTGTTATTTTGTTTTTCGGCATTACCGCAATAGAAATTTCTGTTAATTTACTTCCTGGATATGCCCATATCCAACCATTACTCGTGAGTGTGTGCTCATCTTCTTGGTGCCAAAAGCAATGTATATTGTTTTTTAACATATGTTTTAGTGCATCAATATTTTTAGCATGACACCATAATTTAGAGTTTTTTAAAAAATTTATGTTAATAGGGTATTGAGGTTCATCATGACCTAAAAACCAATTTCCATTACTATACCACACATCTATTTCAACGTCAAAACCTTTTTGAATAGCAGACTCAATATAAGAAGGTGAGTTTTCTTTATCGGGAATTCTACCATTAAGGTTTCCACGATGAGATATTAAGATCATTTTTTCACCACATATGCTGTTGGACAAATATAATTTAATGATTTTATTTCTACATCTTTGTCTTGAAAAAAACGATCAGCCCCAGAAGCTTCAGACCACTTATGAAAACCGTATTCGTCAAAAACTATAATTCCACCTTTAGAAACTCGATCCCATAAAGCGTTTAATGTCTCATAAGTAGGTACATCTAAATCCAAATCAATATACAATAAAGAAATTCTAAAACCAGGACGACTTGCAGCATATTCATACGCACTTTGAGTTATGTCGCCTGGTACTAATTCAAATTCATGATCCTCAAATCCGTTTTTTTTTATAAAATCATTAAATGCCTCTACGTGACTGCTGCCATGTTTATAATTTCTTTGCTCAAACAAGGTTTTCATAGCCTCTTTATCGATGCCAGCCAAACTCTCAATAAGCTTGTCGGAATTAAAAAAATCAAAACCAACAACCTTTTTACCTGAATTTGGACACAAATACCTTTTCAACTTTAGAAAAGTAAACAAGCCGGTGCCCTTAAAAACGCCACACTCTACGATGTCTCCTGGAATGTCTTTAATTTGATTGACCAACAAAGATCGTGCTAAAAGTTTGCCAAAAACTTTTGTATCGGGGCTTAAAATAAAGCCATTAAAGCTATCATAGAGGGCTTGAGAGATATCAACTATTTCAAGTTCTTTAAGTTTCATACTATTTCCCGTAAAATTTATAATAGTTTTCTAAATCTTCAGGGGTTCCCAACCCCCACATTCCATCAATGTGGAAAGTTTTGATTTTTTTGCCTGCACCTATGGCTTCATTGAACACTGGACAGACATAAAACTCGTTATTAAACCTAACATTCTTTTCTATCATTTGTTCTGCATATTTTACATAATCAGAACCGTGTTTCCAATAATAGATTCCAGTTGTTGCAATATCACTAATTGGTTTTTTTTCTGCAACTTCAGACACAAAACCATCTTCATCTAATTTAGCAAAACTCCACTTTGGGTGGGTGGCAGTAAAAGATAAAATTCCTCCATCAACACCGTCTGCTTCCATAGAATACATAAATTCATTACTATCCCAATCTAAAAATTGATCAGAATTTGCAAATACTAAAGGTTCATCATTATCAATAAATTCTTTTGCCAAGAGTGTTGTACATGCTGCACCTTCAGTCATTCCATCTACTTGAACAATTTTACAACCTGGAGAGATCAGATTTAAAAGATGCTTCAGATTGTATTTTTCATAATGAGATTTCTGAACCACAAAAATATGACGAGCGTCGATGTTTAAATTTTCTACTACTAATTGAATCATTGGTTTTCCATTCACCTCAATTAGGGGCTTTGGAAATGTATATCCCGCTTTGGCAAAACGAGATCCAGCGCCTGCCATAGGAATTAAAACATTCATTTTTCCTCCTTGCCATTTAGGTCTTAAAGAGTCTTTTCCATTTGCTTTAGAAATGGTGTTAGCTATTTTATCATAAGTTACATCACTGCTGTTTTTTACTGCACAAAGATGAGCGCCTGAATTGATAGCGCCTTTTCTGCCAATATGAGAATCTTCTACAATAACTGTTTCATGAGGTCCCACACCAGCTTTTAACATACATCGCAAGTATATTTCAGTATCGGGTTTAGGTTTTGTGACATCTTGATTAGAAAAAAGAAAATCAATATGTTCAAAAAACCCTCTTCTGATTAACTGTAATTTGGCTGTATCTCTAATAGAATTTGTTGCACAAGCTACTTTATATCCTTCAGATTTAAACTTTTTTAAGACTTTAGAGATTCTTTCGTCCTTTTCAAACTCGTTAATGATTTTAAGAGTTTTCTCTTGTTTAAGCTTCCATACAGAGTTGTGCAATTTTTCTGGTAGACCTTTAGAATTTGTTAACATGGACAATTTTTTAGAAGTAGATAGACCATCATATGTGGAAAGATGCTCCTGTCTTTCAATAACATATTGAGGATCAATGTCAGCTAAAGCTTCATTAAGTGCATTATAGTGTAATTCTCTAGCATCCACTAGAACACCATCCAAATCAAATATAATAAGTTTAATCAATCTCTAAATCTCCTATTTGGCATAAATGGATGAACATCAATATCAAGCTCTTTATTGGCATCTAGCCATAAATCACCTTTGCGCCATCCTACATAATTTTTATCTTTTAGTTCTATATCTTTTTCAAAATAATAATATTGAACAAAGTTGGGTTCTTTTGGTAACGATGGAGGATTTTCAATAAAATCTTTAGACCATTTGGTTAACCAACCATAGTATTTTGGCTGCTCTTTCCATGTATCTTTCCATTTCCAATAGAATATTTGAGAAGTGTGATACCAACCTTCTTTTGAGACATCGTTACTTTTTATCTTTCTCCACTCTGGCTCTCCTCCTTGATAGTTGGAAGTATCAAGTGGTAACGCATCTTGTTCATTCAATAGTCTACCATGAATTTTATCGTTTATTAAAGAATGTTTTTTGTTGCAAATAAGAGCACGAATATAATAATCAGCCTCTTTATTAGCAGGAGTCAGAAACCTTTCATCCCACATACCAATTTTTTTAACAGCTTCAGGTCGATAACTGATTATGTTGTCTCCTAGTTGACCAGTGACAAAATTATAATTTTTATGCATTTTTAATAAATTAGTAGCCCAATTGGGGTGCAAAACAATATCATTTTGCATGGTAACTACAATTTTAGAGTCTGGGTTGTTCAGATCCTTGAATCCGTGCAATAATGCCTCATTCCAGTTACGAGCTAGATTTCCTGTATCCCAATCGGGTCTAGTATTATTGTGGATAACATTAACTTTGTCTTTAAATTCCTCTTCAAGAAAAAATTCAGAATGATTGTTAATTATGTTTACCTCGGTGTTTGGTATAGATATAAAATCTGTTTTATTAAAAAGAATATCTAAAGTTTTATTTAAAATGCCAGTTCTTCTATAAGTTACTATAAATATTTTTAAATTTTTCAACACTATTCATCCTTTTTTTTAGGAGTCAATAGATAATATTCTAATCCAACATGAGAATCAATCAGAGTGTAAACATAGTCGCTTTTAATTATTTTTTTAATATCTTCAATGGAGACAGAGCCGTAATTTGCTCCCGTATGAACTTCTAAAAAAATACATGGCTTAAACTTCTCTATGAAAGAAGGCGCACCTTTTATAACCTTGCATTCTGCACCCTCAACATCAATTTTAACCAAATCTACATAATCAAATTTATCTACAAAGTCATCTAATTTTAAAGCATCATATTCAACATCAATTGATTTTCTATTTGGTCGATCTACTTTAACTATTGTACTGCTTCCTGCGCCGCCGCCGGAGGATAAACATTCATAATGTCTTAATTTTTCTGTACTATTAGCACCGTCACTAACAATATTTTCATATATATCAATATTATATTCAGTGTCATCTGTAGAGTCGGGAAGTTTTTCATAGCACTTGTTTATGTTTTCTAACAACACTACTTTTCTTGGCTCTTCGGGTTCAAAACACACAATGTTGGCTTTTTTCGTTTTTTGCATAACTGAAATGGCATAAACACCTTCGGCAGTTCCAATGTCAAAAAAACAAATGTTTCTTTTACCTTGTAATCTATTATTTATTTTTGTCACTGTTTTTATAAAGTAAGACAGCATATTCTCTGGGAAGAAGTTAGTTTCAATGAATCTTTTAGATGTTTGTCTAAATTCTTCTATGCGAATATTTCTCGACTTCTCTGAAAGGCTTTCGTTTTTACATTTGTTATGGTATACTTCTATATTCATTTTTTCCTCATTTTTTTAAATTGATTGCAAAGTTCCAATCATCTTCATTATCGATATCAACACTCTCTATTTTATCAATTGGATAGAAAAACGGATTAGTCCCTATACGACTATTAAGATTTATAATAACTTCAGGCTTAAAAATATAAAACGCTGAATTTTCTTCATAATAAGGAGGCAAATCCTGCGTTTGTTCCATCTTAACTGGATTATGATTTACCGGACAATATCCATACTTTTCTTTTCTCCACAACCTAGAGTTTAATTGATTACATGAAACCACAGAATCATATTCAGTTAAATAATCACTAGCTAATTTTACTGTCTTCTCACTTAAAAAAGGGCTTGTAACATGAGTTTGTACAATGGGGCAATTTATTGAAAAATCTATAATAAAACTTTTTATTAAATCACAAACAGACACCTTGTCACCTTTTAGATGCTCTTTTCTTTCAATAATGTTGACATTTCTTAAATCGTCATCAGTTTTTATTAAAGATTTTAGTTCTTCGCTATCAGTATCTACAAAAACATCATGTTTTTTATATTTTATCAAAGTTCTTTTAAAAAGAGGAGCACCATCAAAAATGCGAAAATTTTTTCTTGGGACTCTTTGAGAATTGTGCTTAATTGGTACAAATACAATCATCGTGTTTCGTTTTTAAATTTAGGAAGTTGAATAAATTTATCTATTCTTTTTTCCATATCGTCATCCATTATTTTATCATATATTGTCTGATCTAATTTAAATCTTTTATCTTTTAATAAAACATTTTTACAGTGCATTATTTGAGATATTTGATCATGTAAAATTTTGTCTGGTCCTAAATGCCGACCTTCATTTCCATAAGTATTTATATAAGCCTGATTGTATTTTTGCTCATTTGTTTGAGGTATACCTGTATTGTAAAAATCTACCCCAAATACAGCCAATTCATCAAGAGGATAAGACATCAGTACGTTTAAAGCACCATATCCAGAATTAAAATTTGCTGAATAAGTGGTATAAGAGCCTTTTGCAAACTTTTCAATATGTTGTTTGGCATAAATTTCCCAATAAAGTGCCCACCTATCCCAAGTTCCATCTTTATTTTTTAAGTGAATTAGTGGAATATTCATCTCTTCAAAGATTGGTTCATACACTTCATCCACAAACGCCCATTGACCATTATCTTTTAATTCACTGGCAGTATCATTACAAATAACAAATTTAGGTTTTTTATCTTCACTAACATTTTTTAAGTGATTTACCAATGGAGGACCGTAATTTGAGTTTAAACAACTTTGAATTATATCAGAGCGACTTCCGTAATCATCCACGTTTAATATATCATGCTGAATCCTGACAACAATATCGTATGAGTCAATCTCTCTTCCTTTGTTTTGTCCATTCAAATAAGGGGAGGGACCTACAAAAGCCACCTTTTTGCCGCTCAAATACTCTTTAAGTCCTTGATCAGTATTACAAGATTTGTAAAAAAGAGAGTTATTGTTTATTTTTTGATAACGCGCAACGCATTCTGATGTTGTTAACTTTTTACTTGTTTTTATATTTTTATTAACTTCTTTTGCTATATCGATCCAAGGGTTGGTATTTGTTATTAGATCTTTAAATGAAACCTTTAATAAAACTTTATCGACTTTATCAAAATCTTCACTAGAAACATCAGATAGTTGCTGACATATATCAACATCAATACTATCAAAATGTTCATGTTGTAAATCAAAGAACTTTTCTATTTTTGATTTATCAAAGAAATTTGTAATTTCTTTATTTTTATTGACAGGTATTTTTCCATTTTTTGCTATATTTTGAAAAACTTCCTTAATCAACATAGAATTATATTTCTTTTTTTCATTGGGTGAATGTTTATCAATAATATCAATTCGTTTAAACGCAGGTCTTATCCATTTCCACATCTCGTTCATTCGATAATCATTCCAAGCTCCATCTTGATTATGGGGGGCTTCAAAATCGGTATTCCCATTGTCATAAACCATTTTGTGGCTACACACAACATATCTCAAAAATGGTATTTCTAAAATATTAAAAAGATGACAGGCTTCAACACCTCCTCCAAATTTTGTAATCATGGGAAAAAACCAATTTAATAAACTGTGATGGACAACCTTCATGCCACAATGACTAAAAGGGATAATAGAGCTTTCTCTACTGTCACGATATTCAATATTTTTAGCATACGGAGTAATCAGCCCGTTCCCAGGATAATATGTTAATACTGCTGGATTATACTCATTTAGATCTTCTAGTATTTGATCTCTAGGATTTAAATTTCCTAGGGGTCTAAAATTGTAATCATAATCTACAAATGCATAGTATTCATAGTTTTTTGGAACTTTAGCAGCTAAAATGTTCCTGGTGTCTGTCCAGGTTGTCTGTGGACAAAAATCTAAAGCTTCTTCGTGTTGTTCATCATGCGTAACAAAATAAAAATCACAATCAGGATTTTTAGAAAAATATTTTACGTGTTCTTGATTTGGAGTTGAGGGAGTTACTTGCAATACACAGAACTTTTTCATAATTCTTTTTCCCATCTTTCAATCATTTCTTCAAGCATAGATTCAAATGTGTATTCAGGTGTCCATCCCAATATTTCACGAGCTTTAGAAGAGTCTCCCTTTAGGTATTTTAACTCTTCAGGTCTCATATATTTTGGATTTTGAACAATGTAATCTTCGTAATTCATTCCCAACTTGCTAAAAACTACCTCACATAAATCTCTAACAGAGTGTGTTTCTCCAGTTGCAACTATAAATTCATCTGCTACATCATGATTAAGAATCATGTGCATTGCACGAACATAGTCTTTAGAGTGACCCCAGTCTCTATAAGAGTCCATATTTCCAAGTTCTAATTTTTCTTGAAGACCCTTTTTGATTGCTACAGCTCCTTTTACAACCTTATTTGTTACAAAATTTGAACCTCTTCGTGGAGACTCATGATTAAACAAAATTCCATTACAGGCATGAAGCTTATATGCATGACGATAATGTCGAACCAAGTTGTATCCCATTACCTTTGCACATCCGTAAGGACTAACTGGATTCATTGGAGTTGTTAATCTTTGAATACCATCATCGTCTACAGAGTTTCCAAACATTTCAGATGAACTAGCTTGATAGAATTTAGACGAAGGGCAAATAGTTCGATAAACTTCTAACATATGAAGAACACCAAGAGCGTTTGTCTGGATTGTAAAGGAGGGCATGTCAAAGCTGATGCGAACATGGCTCATTGCACCAAGATTATAGATTTCATCTGGTTGAACTTCGGAAACTATTTTTACAAGTGAAGGATAGTCTAGTAAATCTCCATAATGTGTTTTTACGTTATCTAAATTATTAAGCTTATCAAGCCTGTAATTTTGGTTTTCTGCCACAGAATGTCGTCGTACAATACCATGTACCTCATACCCTTTTGAGGTCAAAAGTTCAGTTAGATAGCTGCCATCCTGACCGGCAATACCAGTAATAAGCGCTTTTTTCATTAAAAATTCCCCTTAAATATTTTCATATTGGTTAAATCTGGCCAGTCATTTATCATCCACTTTCTTGGCTCTGATGTAATTGCTTTTGGTAGTTTATCTAAACCCAATTGAGCAGTTTCTGGTGTCATGTAATAATGATAGCCGAATGTTTCTATATCTTGTTCTCTCCAAGGTACATTTGGTATTCTACCATCATATGACATCTTTTTTAAACTTAAAAATGTGTCTTCACTATCGGTTAAAATAATGCCACCCCTGCCCAAGCTTAAATGTTTTCTGAATTGGAAACTAACGCTCATCAAGGTTCCCTTAATATAAGAATTTTTTTGCCATAAGACAGCTGCATCTATTACTTTATTCGTCAAATAATAGTAATCTTGCCAACTTTCATCTTTCCATTCCATTTCTAAATTCATTTTTTTTGACAAAAAAGGAATAGATATGTAAGTTCTTTTAGGGACAAATATTTTTTTAGCTTTTGTATAGGCTAAACTTAATTCTATGCCATGCGTACAACAATCAACAGCAACTGCGTAGGGTGAGCCAAAGAAAGATGCTATTTCATTTTCAAACTTTTCAACAACATCAAAGCTCATTTCATAACCCATGTTAATCTTCATCTTCAATAAACTCCTTGTCTAGAACTTGACCATAGTAAGGTCCTGTTTTATATTCATAAACTTGCGTATTGTCTTCCAAAATTTTATAATTGTGACCTCCTTGAAATGTGATTGAGGCGTCTCCTTTTTCCAGATAGTCAACATGAACTATTTGATCATCTATATCATACAAAAATACTTTTACTTTTCCATCTAAAACAACCCAAGACTCTTGTGCAATTACTTGAGGTTCACCTTTTTTCCATATATGTTTATGAGGTCGGAAAGTCTTACCTTTATTCATGTTAAGGCAGGCTAATTGAAGATATTCAGTGTCCGGGCACACATCAACTCTTTGCTCTTCTCTACTGTTTCTAACAATTATATGAAGTAATATATTTTTGTTCACCTGTGAATATATCTTATTAATCACAAGAAATTTCCTCCTGTAATATAGACTTTCTGAAACATTTTAAATTAGAAATTGGACTACAATTAACTACCTCAATATCTGCTTGGGCTGCCTTATAAGCAAACATGTTCCACGTTGGCATGTGAAAAGATAATCCAGCAGGAACATTATATTCATCGCCCTTTTGTTGATAATCGTCAAACCAATAATTAGGGTTTTTATCTGGGGTTTTTTCCATAACCAATCCACCTGGTCCATCTTTTTTGCATCCATCAACAAATTCCACATAATTGCAATCAACACCAAGAAGAATTATTTTTTTATATCCCAAACAAACTGCTACAGAACATGCATTAGCACCTGAATTTCCATTATCACTAAAAGAAGAAAAGTCTTCTTTTTTAGAGTTCCAACGGCTTATTTTACCAAATGGTTGCAAATTAACATGTTGCATGTTAGGGGAATCAGTTATAGGGGAGATATAAAATCCTTTTTTGATTTTTCCGCTTTCTACAAGCTTAATAAAATTAGACTTATGACTTTCAGTTACTCGATAATCGAAACATCCATGATATGTTGGATACCAATCTAGTCTATCATATGCTCGATAAGCCGAATTTAAGCCAAAAGTATCAAAACCTTTTAAAGTTTTAAAATCAACATCAGCTAATGATGGTCCATTACCCATAACAATTATAGTCTCTTTATTATTCATAATAACTCCAGAAATTAGAAGCTCTGTTGTTCATATATTCCAAACAGGCTTGATTATCTGAAAACCAATCCTCATTTTTATGTTGAACCAGGTCATTTAAAATTAACTCACAGCCCAACAACTTTGCTTCAATAACAAGGCGCGGGCACGTATCAGCACCATCTGGCAAAAATATAAGTCCTTTTGAAGTTGAAAGTTTTATCAAAAGCTCGTGATATGGTAATTTTTGAACTACTTCATATTTTAAATTATTTTCTTTTGCATAATTCAAACAAGAATCAAATCCTTTGACCCAAGAGTTTGACTTAACTATCAAGTATTTATCGTCTTTCTCGTTGTCTTTAATAGAGTTAATAAATCTTAAATCTCCATCTGAAAAAACTGAACTTAAGACTTCTGTCTTCTCCTGTTTTATAGTTTTTACATTTTTGAAAAATATCTCTCTTTGAGTATTACTCATAAACCAAATTTTTTTTGCAAGACCATAAAAAGCTAAATTTATTTTGTTAGAAGGTAAATCCTTGCAATTGCACTCTATACCTTCTTTAATTTTGTGAAGTTCAATAGAGCGATACTTACAAAATTTATAATCATATTCGATAATAGAATATTGAATATTTTTACAAATGTTTAGCTTATTACTTTCACTTAAATTACTAAAATTACAAATAATCCAATGATGATCTTTAAGTTCATCAATTTTATTTAATGTAACCTCATGTGATTTAATTTTGATAATGTCGCTTTGATTTGAAAATTTTTTTATTATTGCATCTGTTGTAAGTTCTGCTCCACCGACATAATCTTCAGAAAATAGGTCAGAAACAAAAACATAGGAACTCATAGCAAGCCTTCAAGAAGCTCATCAACATCAGATTCAAATTGCTCTATATCGTGACCAGCAATAACTTTTACAAACTTCTTCATTTGATTTTCTTCAGAAAATACTTCGTTAACATATTTCTTTAATTTAGTAGAGCGAGCTTTTACTGTCTTATAATTGTTTACAACTGACTTTAATGATTTTTTGTAATCCCACTCTCTTGCAAATGCCCAATGGCTATCTGGCTGAATTACAGTATCCCATACGGCTTCTTTTTGAACTTGTCTTATATCAAAAGAAACAGTTTCAAACATGGCTTTTAACTTTGGCTTACCATTCTTTTGTTTAACGGGCATATATAAAAAGTCAAGCTGTCCACCCCAGTTTGTAGACAAAACAGGCAAACCATTATAAGCAGCCTCAAACATAGGTAAACCAAAGCCTTCTCCATGAGCAATGTTAACCAGGCACTTAATCTTTGAATGGTTATATAATCCAGACATTTCTTCTTCTGACATATCTCCATGCAATAAATGGACGCTGCATTTTCTATCCTCATATGGAGAAAGCAATTGTTTCAATCTATTTTTTGCAGCCTCTCTATCTCTTATTGAGTTTTTTGCCAATGATGTCTTAACAACTAAACCAACTTCTTCATCCTTAAATTGCTCTACAAACCATTTAATTGTATTTTCTAGATTTTTACGTGGAATCCAAGTTGCAACTGTAAGAAAATTAAAATCATGCTTCAAGTCTAGTTTTAATTTTTTAGGTTTAATATTTTTTACAGGAAAATTTACAACTTCAACCGGACATGTTGTTCTAGCCATAAATTTTTGACCAGTGTTATTTACAACTGCTTCATATTCAGTATTGTCAAAACCGTATTTAGAATGCTCTGAAACAACTACAATCTTATCCATGAGTAGAGATTTTTCAACCCATTGTGGTGAGATTTTTGTTGTTTCAATTCCGGCAGTTACACCGATATTAACTGGAGCTAATTTTTCCCATTCGCCAGGAATTGTGACTTGGGCAGAAATATCAAATTGACCTCCTGATTGTGCGTAGGGGATTGTTTTCGCTAACAAAGAATCAATCCAAGCTCTTTCTTCATCATCTTTCCAGATCCAAGAAGTGCTTCCCCAATTAATATTGATAAGATATATATCAAAATATGATTCTTGGCTTCTTAAAGACCTTAAAAGAAACCTCGTGTGTTCTCCGTATCCGCTTTGTGAAAGAGCTGGTCCTCTTACTAAAATCTTTTTCATACTTCTGTCATCTCCCAAGAATTGTATCCTTTTCTAGTGTCCCATGAACCAAACTTTTCATGGACTTCAGTCATAATCTCTTCCCATCTTTTAATGTAAAGGTCAAAAGAATAATTTTCTAAAACATATTCCCTACCATTCGCTCCAAGCTCTTCTCTCTTTTCTTTTCCATACTCATACATTTTCATCAATGAGTTTACTACCTGTTCATCAGAAACCCTATCTTCATAGATATATGGAACTTGTTGAGAACCAATAATCGCTTTTGAGGCAGGTTCTAGTCCAATTCCTCTTTCAGTTTCTATGATTTTTCCTTTAAACTCATCATTTCTCTTCACAATAGCTTCATGAGAAACCTCATCAATATTAGATACTTGCTCTTGAAGACCCCCGGTCATTGTTGTAATAATTGGGGTTCCGCAAGCCATAGATTCAAATGTATAAAGACCAAAACCCTCTGCATCAGAAACTGTAATACAGGTGTCAGCTGCGTTATAGAGCATTGCTAAATCTTGTGGGCTAATCTTATCTTTTGAAAAAAGTATATTTTTATTAGGAGCCAAATTTAATTTGTTGGCAATAGCATATAAATCTTGACCATTTGGATCATTTGGCTCGGTGTGCATTAATAAAGTGGAGTTTCTGTGTCCATATTTTTCCTCAAGCTTATCAAGAAATTGCTTAAACCAAAACATTAAAGAACCACTTTGTTTTCTTCTTGCGTTTCTGTTTGTCCAAAAAATAAAAAAGTTATCATCATCAATTTTCAGTTGTTGTTTTCTAAAATTGTTTACTGTACTTTTATCTATAGTGTTAAAGATATCTGTTGGCACTGCATGAGGAACATAAGCCTCATTAACTGTTGGAGATACGGTTCTAACAATATTAGAGGTCAGTTTTGAAATAGATGCAATATAATCATTAGAATCATACCAGACTTTATTAAAATCAGGATACGGAAAATTATCCCAAACATGATAATAAACCATTGGAACAAGTGAACGAATTTCGTTTTCAATTTCCCACAGCCAGCCATAAAATCTTGGGTCGGTCATAAACCATAAGACATCTGGTTTCCAATTTCTCAAAATAGAGCGAACCATATCTTGATTTCCATATCCATCTACTGGTTGTATAATCCAATCGTCTTTAAATTCTTCTGTTTTGATTATATTATAGTCTGCGTGTTTAATTGCTCCGCCCAAGCTATAAACCTGAAACTTTCCTGTGTTGAGCAGACCAGTAATAAAATATTTTGTTTGTGTTCCTACACCGGATGGTGATAGCGGGTGATCTGATAATGTAAGAATCTTAATCTTTTTATCCATTTATTCCTCATGGGCAATGTTCCGTTCCACGAAATTCACATTTGCCACAATTTAACTTATTTTTAGGATGATTTCCTTTATGGATATTATATACCGCTTTGTTTAAAATATTCT